TGCCATCTTCTTACGGAGAATTGATTCTGGTTCCTCTGCAACAACTTCTTCCTCTTGTGCAGGCTGTTCAGCAACGACTTCACCTTCGACTTCTGCTTCTTCTTCTTTCATTCCAGCTGGAGCTGGATCTGCAGGTTTTGCACCCTTGTTAACAATATCCTTTACTTGCTTAAGTGTTGTACCAGGTGTTTTCAATTTGTTTGAATCGTCATCTGGTTTGGAATTTTCAGGTGTAGGCCCTCCAAGATCTTCCACATTTCCTAATTGTGTGCCTGGATCTGCCATTGTTGGCATTGGATCTGCAGGTGCAGCATTAGCATTAACAACAGTCTTGGATTGCTGTGTCTTTACTTCCATTTCTTGTAATTTAGTACCACGAGACATTTGTAACTCTCCGATTTAACCTTTGTTTAAAATTTTACTATAGTTATTTATAAATTAAAGATTTGTCAAGAAATCACCGAACAATTCGAGTTTCTTTTCTTCAAGTCTTTTTTGGTCAACAAGTGTATTAATTCTCTTCTGAGTTTGTGCTGCTTGTTGTTCACGAAGGATTCCTCCGTCCCAGATCCACTCTTTTCCTTCCATAATTCCAGATACAAATGCATCAGGAGCAGAAGGATCAGCAACGATATCTGCAGCAGTTGCTAACATAAAATCTTCACCAACAACTTTACATCCATCACGATCTTCTCTTAATGATCCAACACCACGAGAAGAAACTCCTAACATCACACCCTCATCTAAAAGTGAAGATGCAATTTTACCCATTGGAGTATTAAGTAGTTGTGCTTTACCTCTAAAATTATCTCCCTCTTGAACAAGTGATGTAATTTTATGAGAAACACGATCTAGGTTAACTGTTGGGCCATCTGGATGTCCAAGTTCACCAAGTGCTCTACCTTTTCCAACAAATGATTCATTGTATCTGTTAACTTCTCTTGCAAGAGTTTCGACAGGATACATTCTACCATTTCTGTTTTTAATGTTACCTTGTAAAAATACACCCTCAATATAAAGTTTCTTATTAGATCCCTTACCTTCGGTGATTATTTTTACATTTGAGACTTCTTCTGTGATTAATTTCATTGTTCTTAATTAGTGTAACCTATTTTTGCACCCAATACTGCAGTTCCTGCATTTACAGAAACAGTATGTGTAGTTTGTTTTTCTAATACTTCAACTGAACCTCTTAAAATTGTAAAAGTTCCAACTGTTGTTCCACCAGCAGTTTCCTGTACGGTAACTACATGATCTGTTCCAGTTGCGGTATTTACTAAACGAACAAGAGTTGCTTCACTAAAACTTGTTCCAGCACCAACAGTATTAGGTACTGCAATTTGTGTTCCTTTAATTAAGATTCTAGCCATTTGTTTCTTCTTCCTCTTGAGGTTCTACTTCATTTGTCACTTCAGTTTCATCAGTTGGTTCTTCTTCAACTTCTGGAATTTCGTCACCAAAAAGTTCTGCACCTACCAATGGTCTTGCAGCATCAACTTTTTCTGCAGTCTTTGCGTATAAAATTTCTTTTATTTTATCGCTGATTGTAGATGAGGATGCATCATCAACCATCATATCCATTAAATCGTCCATGTTAAGAAAGTATAATATTGTCTAATATTTATTTATATCTCTCCACCTTCAGGTGCTTCCGTTGCAGAACCTTGACTTTCAAGATCTGGTTCATTTATCGGTTGTCCTAGATCCATACTTGAATTCATTGGTGCACCTGTATTTGGATCAACCATTGCATTAGGATCCATCAAAGAACCATCTTTAATTTCTTTGTCTATCTCTTTATCAATTTCTTTGATTTCATCTTCAGTTTGCTTAAGAATCTTAGTACGAACAAAATGATTAGAGAAATACTTACCCATGTATGGTTCCATTGATGCAACAACACCAAGTTGCTCATTTAGTAATTCGTTCTTTTTAAGATCAGCAAAATGATTATCGTATAGGTAATCATATTGAATATGATCTTCCAAATCATTCCAATCTTCTGGTGTAATAATATTTTTAAGAATTAACTGAGTCTTCAACATATCATTGAAAACTTGAGAGAATCTTTTTCTTAATCTACCAACAAATTTACTAAATTTAATTTCATCTCTTAAAATTTCTGATGAACGACCTAAGTTAAATCCACCACTACTATCTAATCGACTTGTTGGAACATTTAATGACTTATATAATTTTGCTTGGAAATATTCAATATCAGAAAGTTCACCTAAGTTTTGTCCACCAGGTAATGTTGTAATTTCTGTGCCTCTACCACCTTCTCTTCTTGGCAACCAGAAATCTTCAAGCATTGCCATATACTTACGATCATCTTTGATTTCTCCAGTATCAGCATTATATACCAACTTGTTACGATAACGATTCATAACATCACGAAGATATTGTTCTGCTTTTATTTTTGGAAGATTACCAACATCAATATAAAATATTCTTCTTTCTGGAGCACGAGATAATCTATAAATTACAAGACTATCTTCAATCATTCTTAATTGATTAAGTGCCTTAATTGCTTTATGTAAATATGATAATACTGTTTGTTTATTACGATCTACAAGTCCTGATGTGCAATATGTAATTGCATCTTTTGCAATTTTTACTGCACCTTTTGCAGTTTGTGATGGATAGATTCCACTTCCTTTTTTACCACCGCTTGGATCATACACATAATACTCATTTAATTTTGGAGCATCAGCATTTTTTGGATCATCTCCATTTTTTGAAACATTAAATGGTGACAACCTATTTGAACCAGTTTTATCTGTTTCACGAACAAATTTTATTTTAAGTGGATCAATATATCTTATTTCTTGAATACCTTCAGATGGATTATCTAAATCTATAACTTTGTGATAGAAAACTCTACCATCAATATACCAAGTACGAAAAATCTCATGACACTTCTTATCAAAGTTCATAAGATTCTTAATAGTTTTAAATTCTTCTCTTATTACATCTTTTAATCTATCTGATGCATTTAAATTAGACAACTCAATCTCAACAGGAGAATCATCCAAGTCAGAAACTATTGCTTCATTTACAACATCTTCAATCGCACTATCACATTCTGGGTGTAGACACATCTCACGATATCTACGAACCATGTCTTGCTCATTCTTATATACACCCTCAATATCAACATATTGGCCATAAAATCCACTGGAGACATAAAAGTCTGACTTGTCTTCATCGCTAGGAGGGACGGGAGATACCACCCCTTTCGGTTTCTTATCCTCTCCGTCAGGGATTTTAAATCCAAAAAGTTTTGCCATTGTATAATCGTTTTGCTACTATTATAGCACTATTTATGATCCTGTGCCAAGTTGTGTTCTAGATTGTGAATCAAGAGCATCAAGCCACTGAACTTGCATCTCTACAGTAAACTCTTCAATTGTATCTGAACTATCATAAGATAGGGGAATATCAGAGATATTAGTTGGGAAAGTTCCATGAAACTTGTACATTTTCAAGACAGGTAATTGTGCATCACTTTGAGGACTAGGCCCACTTACTTGAGATCTACCTAACTGTCTTACAAATAAATCTTTTTGATATGCTGTTGGATCAGTAAGTCCTGAATTATCTTCATGCTTATTGATCAAGTTCATCCATCTTTCAAATGCTGTTCTGATTTTAAAATCAACATCATTAATTACCGTAATTGTCCAAGGATCGAATGTACGATCTCCTGCAATCTTTAAATTTCTTCCTCTGAAAGGAACAAGTATTGGTGCAATGTTTGAAGCAGGTAACTGTGCTGCTTTGACTAGAAATCTACTTTTATCTGCGATTTCATCAGTTGATGAATCAGTAGGAATTGCATCGTCAGGGAAGAATAGTTCACATTCAAATAAATTTGGACGAGCACCACCCCCAACCATTTTACCCTTGAATGCATCAAGGGTTCTATCTCTAGTGCTTGGAATGTTTAGGTTAGCCATTTAATTTTTTTCCTCTAGTGATTTAAACGTTTCCAACTACTTCTTCAAAACTTACTCCTGTGCGAGTAGCAACAAATGTAAGTCCGATAAAGTTAATCGATCTTGCGGGTTTTACAAAGATATCAGCTCTAAATTGATTTGCATCAATTACGTCTGGTGTATTATTTGTTTCATCACAAATAACAACAAAGTCAGTGATACCTCTCTTCGCTTTTACATCACGAAGGAAAGGATCAACTATATTTAAGAAGTTCGTTCTTGTAATTACATCATTAAATTCAAACAACTGATCTCTTGCTGCTCTTTCGATTGTATCCTCTAATGTGAGGAACAAACGACGAACATTAATACGATCAAATGCTGATGCAACACCAAGTCCAGTTCTGTCACCAAAGAGAATAATTCCTGCACCTGGAGATGCAATCACTGGATTGATTCTCTTCGGATAGATGATATCTCTTTGTGCTTGTGTTGGATTATATGCAAGTTTAACTGCTCCATTAATTGCTCCTCTAGATGCACCAGCTGGTGAGAACCAAGAGAATGAATTAATTGATGTTCTTGCCATTAATCCACCAATATCTCCATTTAATGGAATATATCTGAACTCATTATTAAATCTATCAAATGTGTATTTGTAACCTGAGTCAAATACTGCATAAGATGATGATTGAAGTGCAGCATAGTAATCAACTATGTTATCTGTTTGTGTATCTGAATTAGATACATTTACAACTCCTGCACGATGTGGTGATATACATGCGATACAATCTTTACGCAAACTTGCAATTGAAATCAATGCTGACGCCTTTGCTTGTGACTCAAAGATAGTAGCACCACCACTTGGGCCCTGTAGAATAAAGTTAATTGAATATTCTGCAGGATTCTTAAGAATATTATATGAATTAATTACATCACCTTTACCTACCAGATAACCATCTGTTCCTGAGTAGTCCTTACCACCAACTAAGTCATAGGATCTATTACCTTCAACATTATAAGTTACTCCTGCAGCATTTGATCCCCAGTTACCTGAAGTTACTGCAAAGTCTTTAATGTCAGTATCACCAGAACCAGAGTTAACTGCTGTTAATCCAGACGCTGTTCCACTTGGTGCAGCACCTGCATAAATGTATTCTGATCTATTTGCAAGGTAGTTTTTATAATAAACTTCCTCTGCTGGTTGTCTCTTACCATCTTTTGCTTTTGAAAGATATAAATGCTTCTCAAGAACATTACCTGCAATTCCTGATGCACTACCATCTTCATCAACAACCACTACATGCATTTCATCATTCGCAGACTGTCTTGATGCTGCGTACTCAGAAGTGCCTGGTTTTTCAGCAATTGTATTCCAACTAATATCAACACCTTTGGTTAATCCCAGTTTCTGAGAATTATACCAGTCAGTAACGGTGGTTGTTGTTTCGTTAGAAACTGCATCTCCATTTGCTTGTATAAAGAATGTTGTATTTGTATTAGTTGTAGTAGATACTCCAGTTGTTCGAGTAAATGTAAATACCACACTTCCAGATGTGTCTATACCAGTTATTGCCTTATCTACTGTTATTGCACTTGTTCCAATTGCAACAACTGTTGTTCCAGCTGCGACTACAGATGCTCCACCAGTTGATGTTACGACATCACCTAATGCTATGTTCTGATCTATACCAGCAGCAGTTGCAAGTGTACTGATACCAGTGATTGTGATATCAAATGCAGTATCAACAATACCAGTTGTTGTTCCAATTCCTGTTGATGTGTTTGTAGTTTCTGTTTCAGATGTTGATGTTAAGAACTTAAGTTCATCATAATTTGTTGCTGAAACAATACCACCAGCAGTTACTCTATCTACAACCTTAACTGTAACTGCGTCAGTTCCGATTCCTGCACCAGCAGCAGTTCCAACTCCAGTTATAATTCCTCTCACAAAACCTGAACCATAAGTTGTTTCTGTACCTGGCCCAACACGAGTTCTTCCAGTTATTACCTGTGTTACACCCATTCCAACTGTAATACCAGCAGTTCCTACACCACTAATTACTTGGTCTGCAAAGTTGTCAATTGTGAATACTTTTAATCCATTACCCCAAGTACCAGGATTCTTTGCTGCATAAAACCAATCAGAAGCAAGTGTGTAATTTGCTGTGTAATCATCATATGATTTGATTTTTACAGTTGTTGATGCAATACTAACACCAGCATTTGCATTGTTTAAATTTGTGCTATCGGATCTTAAGACTCTTAAAACACCACCATATGAAAGGTATGATGATGCAGTCATCCAATATTCAAATTGTCCGTCTGTTTCTAATGGTTTTCCGTAAGTTGCTATAAGATCTTGCTCGTTCTCTATCAATATCGGTACATCTATGGGGCCTTTTTCAAATGGGCCAGCAATCGCTCCGACCAGTTCTTGTGCTCCAGATATATTACCGATAGTCAAGTCAACTTCTCTTACCTTGACTCCAGGAGATACTAAGTTAAGCGACATGTCTTTCCCTCTTTATAAAAGATTCAATTTTACTAAAAGTATTTATTATTTGCTACTTTTACATTGGGGAAACAATGCATGAACATTACCAATCTGGATATGTCCATTCAGTGAATACCTTATTTTTCTTTCTATTTTTAACAATTCTTTTGACTGTACATATCTTACATTCATAAGAATATCCAGACGGGAAATTTCTTTTATTTTTACGAATCAAATAAAACTCATTAACTAAGTCTTTGGTTTCTCCACATACTCTACACTTTCTTTCTTCAAAGAGTAAATGTTCTAAACTAAAACCAAACTCTTCAGTATTTTCCATTAGAGTATAAAGATTGATTGTGTTCCGTCTTTGTTATCTATGATAGTTATTTTTTTATTTGGAAATGATTTTGATAATAATCTTTTCAATTTAACATGCTTAAATGGATTTTTCATCACCGATACTCCCACATATAAGAACGATCCCCATATTCATCAGTATGCCATAAATCTCCATCACTGTCAACAAATGAAGTTTCATCTAATCCATCCGATACAAACCCAAATGGTGCCATGTCTTG